CAGCAAGAGCGTGTAATTATATCCTATTAGGAAATTATGTCATAGCGTCAGCGGGAGACGTAACTTTAACTCTACAATGTAATTCATCGGATTCGTGGCCTGGCACAGAAGCATTGGCAGCGACAACTATTACCGCAGCAGCATTAGCAGATAAAGTTATGACTTTTAATTCACGAACTTATCGATATTGGCGATTAGTATTTACTTCAACAGCGGGTAACCTTTTAATAATTTTTCTTGCCAATATCTTTTTGGGAACTTATTTTCAATTAGCCAATATGCCTGAACTAATTCAAGAAGATAGTGTAGGTTATAATACAATAGTTAATGAAGCGGCTAGCGGTTCCCGCTTTGGTTATATCGTAAATACGACAGCAAGGCATAATTTAAGTTATGAGTTTAATTATATTACAGAATCTGAAAAAACAAATTGGAATACTTTTAGAGATCAAATTTATCCAGGCGAAAATTTAAGTCGTTATCCTTTTTACTTCTCACCTGATAGCGGGACGACACTTTATTATATGCGAACACGTGGAATAATGAATTTTGGAGAACTTGCACATCAAGCGTATAAACTCAATTTGAGATTGGAGCAGGAATTATGAATCTTAAAGATATAATGTTTAAAAGTTGGAATGATAATTTATTAAATGAAGAAAATGCCAGATTAAAAAATATTCAAAAACTAATTGACTTTTATAATGGGGAACAAATACCTTATTTGAAAGAATATATCAAATTAAAAAATTTAGATGATTTTCCTTTTTATGAGACAAATATCACACGTAGGATTATCAAGAAAATCAGTGAGGTCTATAAAAAAGCGCCTATTCGATATTTAAATGAAACCAGAAATGATAAATATGAAAAATTAACAGCTTTAAAAAATATTAAAATGAAACTTGCCGAAAGGCAGTCACGATTATTGGGAATAATTGGAGTAAGACCTTACATAAACGAAAAAGGGATTTTCGATTATCAAATATTAAGAAGTTTTACGGCTTATTTAAAAGGTCTAAGACCATTCGCTATCAAATATTTAATAGCAGAGGAAGGGCAAGAGCGTTTTTATGAATATTGGACTGATACTGAACATTTAATTTTAAATTCAAATAACATACCAATCGACTCAAGGAAATTTGATATAGACGATGAAGGTGAGAATATTTATGGGGTGATTCCTTTTGTATGGTGTCCTAATGAATTTATAATTGATGATTTTTATAACACAGGTGGTTCGGCGGATGATTTAATATCCGCTAATTTACATATAGATTTAAAACTTTCAGAAATGAGTCATAAATATCGCTATGCTGCTTTTTCACCGATTTGGGGGAAAGGCAATGTTAATACAAAAGACGTAAAATATGGATATAATTCAATTCTCTGGTTAGACGATCCCGAGGCACAAGTTGGGAATTTAGGTATTGACCATAATTTTATAACTGATATTGAAATATTGAAATTTGAAATGCAATTAATTGAGCGGAACTACGGCTTAAATATAAACTGGGGAATTTCAGGCGACACTTCTGGATTTGCTTTGGTAGTACAAAATATCGACCATAAAGACGACCTTGAAAATCTTACAGATGTTTGTCGAACATGGGAAAGTGATATTTATATTATGGAAAAAGTAATTGGTAAGGCTCATAGAATTACAGTTCCAGAGGGCGATTTTAGAATTGATTATGCTGATGTTAATATGCCAATTTCTATCCAAGAACAAAATGCGAAATGGACATTTGAATTTGAACATGAACTTGCAAGTAAAGCTGATTATTTAAGACAACAAAATCCAGATATAACTGATGAGCAAATTGAAGAAAAGTTGAAACAAATAAGTAAAGAAAAAGTTTTATTAAAAACAGAACAACGAACAGAACCAACAGTAACGGATTTATTTAATGTCTGATCGAATTAGAACATATTTAAAAAATCTTGATATTTTAAGAGATGAATCGGCGGAAGAAGTAGATAAGCTTTTAAAAAAGATAAATCTTGATATTCTTTTATCTAATCCTGATAAGGCTCTTAAATTAGCAATCTTAAATTATTTAAAAGATAATTCAGAATTATTTAAAAAAGCAAGAAATGAAGGTCAAAAACTGGCAGCAAGTTTATGAAAATGGCAATATCAATATCAAAAGATTTTAATTTGAATAATATTAGGGTTGATTTAAGTAAAGAGCTTAATAATAGTATTGATATTGTAGCTTTAGATATTAAAAAAGGGATTGGAAAAGGTATGCAGTTTGGAATACCTTTTAAGCGTAATGCACCTATGACTATTAAGAAAAAGGGTTTTGACCATCCACTCAAAGAAACTGGTTTAATGATGAATGAAACAAAAATGATAAAAGGAAAAGCATCACAAAATAATCAGATAGCAACTTTATTACCAAATGAAAAAAGAATTGATATTGCTTTTTGGAACGATCGGGGAACAGATGATATTCCAGCCAGACCTTTTTGGGGGATTTCTAAAAAAGCAGAAAATGAAATAATAAAAAGAATCGAGGGCAAAATAGAACAGGAAATAAAACGTGCTTAATCCTAAAGACATTGAATTTCAAGATATACCTGCATACGTTAAAGAAATGCAAATTATTTTAACTGGTTCTTTAATAAATGAAGCCAAAAAACAAGTTTTAACTTTAGAAAATGTAATTCGCAGAATGAAGCAAAGTGGTATGGCAGAAGAAGAAATCAAAAATATTCTTTTGACAGACTTGCAAGAAGGTGGAGTTATCTTTGGTGATTTTAGAAAAGCATTTAAAGCAACAGTCAAAAATGGCATTGAGGATTCAGCACGCAAAGAAATTGAACAAAAATTTAAAACAGAAGTTGAATTATTTGATTGTCTTGGAATAGTCGATGGGTCCATTTGTTCAGGTTGTTTAGATAGGCATAATGAGCCACCGAATACTTGGCAATATTGGGAAAGACGTGGACTCCCTGGCGCAGGGGCAACACCTTGTGATAAAAATTGTAGATGTATCGTATTACCAACAGGAGAAATAGAGAAAGAAAAAGGCGGACTGATAAGATGATTCATAAGTCAAAGCAAGGTTATACTGTTTATAGTGAAAAAGGGAAACGATTGAGTAGAATCTATAAATCAAAAAAGGCTGCTCAAAAACGCTTGAAACAAATCGAATATTTTAAAAATAAAAATAAATGAATATACCAAGATTTTTTTTTCTACATGGTCAAAAGGTCGAGATTGAATTTGACGATAAATTAACTGCAATCGAGGATTTACAAGGCAAAGCTGATTATCGACAAAATAAAATAATTCTCCAGCCACTCGATAAATATTATCCTAATCAAATTCAGTTAGAACATATTTTTTTGCATGAATTAGTACACCAGATTTTGTTTCACATGGAACAACACAAATTAAGAGATGACGACAACTTTATTAATTTATTTTCTAATTTATTACATCAAGCATTAACGACAATGGAATACTAATATGAGTATGACTTATCCTTACTGTAACACCACGAGCGATTTGGAGTATGCTTTTAAAGATATTGAAAAATTTGCCGGAAAAGAAGTTCTGGAAACATGGACTATTGTTTCTGGTCAAACTAAGACTTATTATAAATTAAATACTGGTTATGTAGGTATAGTCTATCAAAATGGTGCATTATTAACAGAAAAAACATCAATAGCAACTGTGGAGGCTACAGCAGGGACTTGGTGGTATGACTCAACAAATGATATTCTTTATGCTCATAGTACTGATAATGCCGATCCTGATACGCACACAATTGAAATTGCTGCTGAAGACTGGGCAACGCTTAAAACTTATATGGCAAATAATGCTTATCAACAGTTGGAAGCTTTGCTTGATCCTAAATATCCAAGACCTTTACCATTTGCAACGGTTTCATATAACTCATTTAACTATGACGCTGATATTGTTTATTGTGCTGCTTTATTAACGTGTATAAATATTATTCGGCATCGTGATCCTGATAATCCAATAATTCAGACTTTACAAGATTTGGTTTGGAATGCTAATGAGCAAAAAGGGATTTTGTGGGAATATTCAAAAGGATTGCGGGCATTTACTTTTCAGGCTACCATAGATGAATTTGATGGAAATATTTCACTTGTTAGCAGAGATAATGCCAGCACTGGAAATATTTGGGTTGCTGGAAATGGGGATCGTTCAGGAAGTTATAATATAAATATTGTTATAGTAACAGGAGGCGCAGTTGGAACTGCTACCTTTGAATATTCGTTAGATAATAAAGCAACTTATTCAAGTGTAATAACAACAGCTTATCAATATGTTCCGATTTTATCGGGACTTTATTTAAAATTTGCTGGGACTTTTGTTGCAGACGATGAGTGGCTTTTAACTATCTTGGGTGATCCAGAAATGGTAACACAAGCAGGATTTAAAAATATAGAATTAAGAAGAAATACTTAAAAATCAAAGTATTAATTAATTATTTAACATTTTTCAAAGGTCGATCAAAAAGCAAATTATTTGCTTAATCGACCTTTTTTTATTTGGCAGATGCCAGAAAGGATTTTAAGTCATGGATATTGACAAAGCAACAAGTGAGATCACTGGGTACTTTAAGGATGATACACCTGAAAGTATAAAAACAACGCTTGAGAATGTAAAACGTGAGTTCGGCTCGATGCAAATTGCTTTAAAAGCAGCAAATGAGGACGCTAAAAATAGACGACACCAAGCGACTGAATATCGAGAAAAATTAGAACAAGCTGAATTACAGATTTCAAAGCTGTCAGATGACACAAAGCTTAAAGAAATGCAAGCGGATTTCCAAAATAAACTTAAAATAGCAAACGATGAAAGTGAAAAATTAAAAGAATCTCAAAAGCAATTATTTGGAATTTTTAGAAAGGAATTCGAGACTGATTTTCAAGAAATAGCGAAACATGAAAATTTTGAAAAAGTCAAAAACAATATTAAAATACCAAAGATTGAAAATAATAAATTTCTTTTTGAGACTCTAACAGATAATGATATAATTTTCAATCGTGAAAAATTAGCTGAATATCGTGCTTTAGGTTTATTTGAAGGAATAAAAAAACCTAATGAACCACCGCCCCCTAAAGTGGAAAAGTTTGACGAAATTGATATTGTACAATTAGCGAAAACTGATCCTAAAAAGGCTCGTGCGGTACTTGATCAAAAACGTGGTATTAAACCACTATTTAGTACTTTATAGGAGTAAAAAATATGGCTACTACTTTAACGACTACAACAACCTTAGAAGAATTAGTTCCTGAAATTGTAGCAGAAACAGTTTTAATTTTGCAAGCAAATGCAGGAATTTTAAATACTGTTACCATAAAAAACACAAGCGGACAGCCTGGGCTTGTTTGTGATTTTCCAACTTTCACTCCAGTAACCAGTTCTGAGGTGGAGACCCCTGGTGAAGCAACAGTTACGTCAAATGTCATTGACATTGAAACCAATCAACATCAAGCAACGATCACAGAAAAGGTAATTGTCGCACGAATTAGTGATTTGACAAAATACACAACTCAAGATATTGTGGCAGCGGCTTCTCAATTATTTGCTTCTGCTTTGCAAGCAAAGCTTGAAGACGATATTGTCAATCTTTTCGGTGGATTTAGCCAAACAGTTGCTGGTGCTGGTACAGCGCTTGCGGAATCTCATATTTGGGATTCAATTCGACAAATTAAGCAAGCCAATGGCGATGTTGGCAATTTAGTTGGTGTTGTATCTGCAAAACAATATTGGGGCGAAAAAGGAATTAG